GAGAGAATATGGTGAGCCACTTGAGTTTTGGATCTATGATCGTACAGGCATGGATGTATTTGTCAAAATGGCCACTATGAGAAGTGAAGACTTTGGTGACATGGTTGACATTGTGAATAAAATGATTCTTGATGAAGATGGCACGCCAATTGTCAAGGATGGATATCTATTACCCAGCAATATTTTAACTAGAGTAATAGGTAAGGTAGTAGAAACCTTGGGAAAGTAACGCAAGAAGCCTTGGATCCTGAAGGTGTTGAGATGAGCATGTTGCTTAGTATTGATGCCCTAGGGAAGCGTTATAGTTTATTGCCCAGTGAAGTAATGACCAAGGCTTCTACATTTGATTTAGTAGTATTAGATGCCGCACTTGGATATCAGTCATATATTCAAGATCAGGCAGAAGGTAAAAAAGCACCAAGTAATGTCAAACAAGAAGACTTGATGGCAGTATTGGAAAGGGTTAATAAACAAGATGGCACTAAACTTTAATATGAGTGCGGCTAACAAAATGTTTGATCAAGCAGAAGCCATTGCTCGAACACTACCTAGAGAAGCCTATGATGAGTTTCGTAAGTATACTACTGTCCGCAGTGGTAATGCATTTCGCAATACCACTTTACGTGGCAATACCATTGATGCCAATTACCCTTATGCTCAAAGACTTGATGATGGTTATAGTCAATTAAACCCCCAAGGCATGACTGAGCCTACTGAAAAGTTTTTAGAAAAACGTGTCAATGATTTAATAAGGAAGATCAAATAATGGCAAATCTAGCAGTCACACTTGAACTGGATAGTTCGGGTTATATTCGCAATATTCGTGCGGCAGACAGTGCCACGCAAACATTTGCCAAAGATGCTACATCAGCAACCAAAGAAGTTGATACAGCTTTTAGTGGCCTGACCACACAAACAAATAAGTTGTTGACAGGAATGACACGACTTAAAAGTGCTTTGATAGGTGCGGCATTTGGCGCATTTGCTCGTAGTGCTATAGGTGCCGCAGATGCCATCAGTGATCTGAGCAAGGCCACTGAACTCAGTGTTGGTCGTATTATTGAATTACAAGCGGCACTACAAGCATCAGGTGGTGAAGCAGGCAATGCTGGCAAACTGGTTACTGAATTTTACAAAAGCATTGAAGAAGCCGCAGGCGGCAGTGATAAAACGCAAGAAGCTCTGGGTAGATTGGGTGTCAGCCTTAAAGATCTCGGCAGACTAAACACAGCAGACCTGCTGGATAAAACCATTAAAGGTTTTGAAAATATCAAAGATCCAGCACAACGAACTGCTGTGGCAATTCAACTGTTTGGTAAAAGTATGCAGGGTGTTGCTCCTGAGGATCTGGCAGCCAAGATGGATGAACTTCGTGGTAAGTTCAATCAACAAACTGATGCTGTCAACAAAGCCGCTGAGTTAAATGACAATTTTGCTGAAGCAATGAACAATTTAAGATTGGCATTTTTAACTATTACAGCACCAGTTGTTGAATTTATCAACACTGTTAGCAAGAACAAAGCTGAACTTGAATCAATGATTTCAGTATTAAAAGGTCTTGCCATTGTGTTGGCAGCAGTGTTTGGTATGACTATCCTGGGTCGTGCCGCAACAATATTAGGCAGTATTGCTCGTGGCTTGGCAGCAATTCCAACTTTGTTTGCCAGGATTGCCACAACAGGTAGCGCAACATTTGCAATCAATGGCCCACTTATGGTGGCATTACGCGGTGTAGCAAAACTTATAGGTTTTATTGGTGCTGGAGTTGGTGCGGCCTTGGGCTTGGGTGCTATCGGCGGTAATGATGGTGGTGAAGTCACAGGCGGATCTACTCAACCTGGTACAATGGGTGCTTACAAAAGTCGTGCAGAAAGCACAGCATCAAATGTAAATCGTCCAGTTCAAACAGGCAAAGAGTTACAAGGTCAACTCAATGCTGTTCAAAGTCTAGCAGATGGTTATCGTAGAGCCGCACAGGCCAATATGGATCGTTATACCACAGAAGTTGAAATGCTGGGCAAGAGCAAAGAAGAACAAGAAATCATCAAAGGCACAGCAGACATTAACAAACGCTATGCTGATCAAACAGCCGCACTAGAAGAAAAGAAAAAAGGTGCCAAGGGTGCTACATTGGCCCTAATCAATAAAGAAATTGCCAACATAGAAGATCTACGCATTAGTGAACTTGATGTGTACAATATCACTAGAGATCAAACCAGAGAATATGCTAGACAGCAACAGGAAGTTAAAAACATTGTTGATTTGATGGAACAAATGGCTCAGTATTCAGCAGAGATAGCCAGTTTTCAAACACAACAAGATGCCGCAAGAATTTCAGCATTTGAACAAGTTCAAGCACAGACTGAAGCCCTGGCCCTACTTGGTCAACGTGAAAGTCTTGAAAAGAGCATCATTAACTTGCGTGGCAGTGATCAAGAAAATATTAAAAAGTTATTTGATCTAGAGCAACAACGCAAAACACAATTAGAAGCCATACAGAAAATACAAAACTTGCCATTTGAAGGCGTTGGCGGTATGAAACAGCGCATGGAAGAAATTAATAAGCTGTATGACGACCGAAGAGCACAGATTGAACTCACAGCAGCCGCTACCAAAGCAGAACAAGATAGTTTTGCATATGGTTGGGCTCAGGCCAGCGAAAAGTATCGCAACAACATCAAAACAGATGCTGAATATGCCTCACAACAAATGAGTAACTTTACAAAAGGATTCGAAGATGCATTTGTGAAGTTTGTTCAAACTGGCAAGTTAAGTTTCAAAGATCTTGCCAATAGTATGATTGCTGACTTTGCTAGAATTCAAGCACAAAAAATGTTAAGTGGATTATTTGGCGGCGGCGGTTTTTTTGGTGGCTTGTTTGGTGGCGGTGGCGGGGCAGGTGCCGCACTTATGGGCTTGCCAGGATATGCCGCAGGTGGCAACATTCCAGCAGGACAATTGAGTGTGGTAGGCGAACGCGGACCAGAATTGTTTGTTCCACAAAATGCTGGTAAGATTATCCCTAACCATAAACTAGGTGGAGTAGGCAGTAGCACAGTCAACAACAACACAGCAGTGACCTACTCAATCCAAGCAGTAGACGCACAAAGTTTCAAATCAATGCTGGCAAGAGATCCAGAGTTTATACATAACGTGGCAGAACAAGGGCGTCGTAGCATGCCAATAAGGAGCAGAAGATAATGAGTTTACAACAAATTATAGACACAGCGGTCAACGTTGAAGTGAATAGATCTAAATTGGTGGCACAGAACATAAGTCGCAGTGGTCGAATCAGTACAGCCAGTCGCAACTGGGCCAACCCATTTAGATTTACAGTGACACCTAAACCTGTGTGGACAGCCGCAGAATACAGATCAGTATTTGGAGCCCTGCTGGACAATGATAGATATTTGCCACATGGCTTTTATCTAAACAACGTTGATGCCACAACATTCTTGGCTGACCTAGGTAATAGTTGGATGGTCAACTATCAAGGTGGAGGGGATGTCAGCACCAACAACAATATTCTTGACAGCTATTCCGCATCAAGCCAAACCAGTGGCGCAATGATTTGTTTGACTAATATAAATTCAACAACCATCACAGCAGGAACATATTTGGCCAAAACAGGTGACTATTTGAGATTATCAGCTACTCGTTATCCATACATTGCTACCAGTGATGTAGTGATACCAACAGCGGCCACAGCCATCTCAGGAACAATACAACCTGCTGGCACTTCAGTGTTCTTAGAACCAGCTGTGGCAGGAGTATTTCCAGGTAATAATTTGAGTTTTGTTTCAACCACAACTAGAACAAGCATCACTTGCATTACCAGCACAGCAGGACTAAGTGTAGGACAGATTATCACAGAAAATGGCACTAACACAGGTAGTTTTGGTGGATTGACTTACATTGTGGCAAACCTATTTGGATTTAAGGCGCAGCAAGATAGCCGGTTAATGTGCAAGATGCGTTCAAAGACAGATTATGAAAGAAGCGTTTTATACTATAATATCCTTGGAGATATTGCAAGATTTAATTTTATATCTTGTTTGACAAACAATTACAGCAATGCAGGCGGCATGCAAGAAATAGCAAATAGAGAAGCCATAGAAAAAGAAGCATCATTAATGCTGTGCAAAATGTATCCGGAAATATACAGCATAAACACAAAAAGAAAGTCAAAATATACAGAATTGAAAATGAATAAGAATGTGGCAATTGGATTGTTCAGATATTCTTCATGCACCCAAAACTCTGCATCCGGATTGTAATCAATAAAAACCTTTTTCTTCGTTCTGATTATCAATTGTTTGCAAATATTAACATCAATACCATTTGCTTCATTAATAAAAAGGTAATCGCGCTTTCCGGATTTGGCATCTTGCGCATTATCATAAGATTGAAATTCAATTGTGCTGCCATTACGGAATACAAATGTGCGTTCTGATTTATTGAAACTCAATATTTCGGCTTCAATTAATGGCGTATCTAAATAAATGTTTTGGAAATCACGCAGCGCGCCCCGTTTCAAGTTTGGAATATCTTGTCCAACTATGGTAATCAAACAACCGGCATCGGTTAATGCAATATAAGACAGCACCTGCAAGATAGAATAAGTTTTTGATGACCATGTGCCGCCTTGATTGACAACAATTTTTGTGTCAGCCTGCAAATTTTCATCAAAGAGTTCTGTTGTTTCAAACATTCTATTCTAAATCTATTTCGTTTTCCGCTTTTTTAATTCTGTGGTCTGTCCTTACAATTGATATCTGTAAATGGTTGTC